ACTGTCCAACTATTGTGCCAAGCGCGGGATTCAACCCGTAGTGCGATTGAACGGCACAACAGACATCCGCTTCGAATTGATCAAAGATAGCGACGGCAAAACAGTATTTGAGCGACACCCAAACGTGGCTTTCTATGATTATACAAAAATCGCCAATAGGGACGTATCATCTTTTAATAATTATCATCTTACGTGGTCTTATTCTAATGCATCGCCTAAGTATGCCGCCATGATGCAAACGGCTATATCTAAGGGAATGAATGTCGCGGTAGTCTTTCGTGCTGCGGTTAACTATGCAAAGACATGGTCGGGACTCCCTATGGTCAATGGCGACTCGGACGATCTACGTATTCTGGACCCAAAGGGCGGACATGTGGTGGCGCTATACGCCAAAGGTAAAGCAAAGAAAGACACAAGCGGATTCGTTGTAGACTTTGCTTAACATATGAAGCCCATACAAGCCCATAAGTAGCGTTAGGTCACTACCATAGCCTAGCGTTACAATGGGCTATCTGACGGTCCTTATATCAAGTGAGCGTATGGATATTCCACAATGAAAGCATGAGTCTACATTGGGAATCCGTTTGGATATCTTGGGCAATACATGGCGAGGTGTTATATTGTAACGATATATATGTGTTGCGAATCGCCTCTCCTAGCGCAAGGTTTTTCTTTAGAGTCAAGCGTTATCCTATTGGAATCCTTGAGTTTGTTTCATGTGTGCAACACTAGTGTATTTATGCCACACCATAGAATTAATTTCCATCTGGGGCGCATTAGCTATTGACATTAGGGTCCCTAGGGATTCTAGGGTGATTCGTTTTGGGGTAGGGGTTCCCACCTATGAATCCAAAAGAAAAGAAATACTTTGGTAAGTGACGTAACGTCATTCGCGGGGGTTAATACCCTTATGTGTCCTTTAGACACCACACCCTACATGGTGACGTAAGGGACGTATGATCTCATATGAACCACCACAAGAATCACATATGAAGCGTGAGTTCTTTACGGACAATGACCACCAGAAATAAAAAACAAAAGGAAAATACCTCTATGTGTGTTCTTTATGTCACAGTATAGAATAATATCGCTACAAAATGACGCACTAGAGAAGAAACTGTTTGACGTAGCCTGAAACCCCAGATATATAATAGTATAGGATACTTAAGTTATACATAAGAATCAACAATAGTTTTATATTCTATAATAATTAACCATTAAATATAAATTCTTACGTAAAGTAAGTTATACTTAAGTTATACCAATGTGATTCATGGTGTGGTCCTAGAGGAGATTCCTAGCGACCCCTAAGAATACTTATTAGGTGTGGTATAATAATAATCCCCTCCTTAATAATAATCCCATAAGAATTTCCTCCCCAAGAGGGAACCCTACTTCCATATACAATTAAGTTATGAGTTGTGGGGTAACTATAGTGTTGTGGTTAATATAACTACAGCTTCGTACAATATATTGAGACAAAGGTAGATTCCTAGTGCCAAATAGACTCCCTAAGAACCCAAACATTGCCCGTAAGGTACGTGAAGGTATCGGGGGTGGTGTTACCGTAAGGCAAATCTTTGCTTCTGTATTGCACATGAAGGATGCCCCTCAGTCTTATAGTACTTTCTATAAGTTGTATCGTGAGGATATGGATGAGGTTAAGTTCCAGATTGATTCTAAGGTTGGTAAGACAGTTATTGACCAAGCATTAGATGGTGACTTCAAGTCTCAGGAGTTGTACTTACGTTCACGGGCTAATTGGTCTCCTAGTTCTCATGTACAGGAACAAGAGGTAGGTACTGAAGAGGAAGAGAATGAGGGTGCAGTTAATGCCCTTATGGCTGCTCTAGGTAAGGAATCTGAAGAGGAATAAGGTTACTCAGGTGGTTTGGCACCCTTAAATGTCGATGATACCTCCGCTGGACTGACAGCCTGAGTTTTTACAATAACAGGAATAACATGCTAACTGCTCAGACCCTACGAGAGATGCCTGATGATCAGGTACAAGAGGCACTCTCTAAGATGTCCAAGAGGCAGCTAGATGAGCTACAGAAAGAGTATAAGTTCTGGGCTAGACCTAATCAGATTGAACCTGAAGGGGATCATAATGTGTGGTTCCTTAACTGTGGTCGTGGCTTTGGTAAGACATGGACTGGCGCTCAGTGGGTACGAGAGAAGGTTAAGGAGGGACATAAGCGTATTGCTTGTGTAGCCTCTACGAACTCTGATATTGAACGTGTTATGGTTAAAGGTGAGTCAGGTTTCTTGGCTCTCTGCTCTAAGTACGATAAGACCTACAAAGGTAAGGACATGGGTTTCCCTGAGTGGTCTCCTACTAGACGTACTCTTACTTGGGCTAATGGTGCTAAGGTTGAGTTTTACTCTGCTGAAGAACCTGAGCGTCTTCGTGGTCCTCAGTTTAGTGCTGCATGGTGTGATGAGCTTGCTGCATGGAATAAGGACGAAGATACTTGGGATATGCTTCAGTTTTGTCTACGATTAGGTAAACACCCTAAAGTTTGTGTGACAACTACTCCAAAATCTACTAAATTGGTGCGAAAGTTACTAAAAGACCTTAAAACTTGTATTACTGTAGGGTCTACATTCGATAATGCTTCAAACTTGGCAGATACCTACCTAACGGCTGTTAAAGATCAGTACGAAGGTACTAGGTTAGGTCGTCAGGAACTCTATGCTGAAGTCTTAGAGGAGAATGAAGGCGCACTCTGGACTACAGACACTATTGATAGTTGTCAGGTAGACAGAAAAGATATACCTGATCTAACACGTATTGTTGTGGCACTTGACCCTGCTGTTACCTCTAATGCTGAGTCTGATATGACTGGTATTATTGTGGCTGGTGTTGATGTCAACGGTAAGTCTTATATCTTAGGAGATTATACTGATAGATTGTCACCTCAAGGTTGGGCATCTAAAGCTATTGAACTATATCATTCCTTTGAGGCTGATAGGATCGTAGCTGAGGTCAACCAAGGTGGTGATATGGTCAAGCATACGATCCACGGAGAGGACGAGAGCGTACCTCTTAAGATGGTTAGAGCCTCTAGGGGTAAGTATGCCCGTGCAGAGCCTGTAGCTGCCCTCTATGAGCGTGGTTTAGTGCATCACGTCAGGAACCAAGAAGACGGTGCAAACCTTAATGAACTAGAAACTCAAATGAGAACTTGGGAGCCTTTAGGTTCTATAGGTTCTCCAGACAGACTTGATGCTATGGTTTGGGCATTAACTGATCTTATGCTTAATGGCTACCAAAAACCTCAACTGAAACTTGTATATAGTAGTATCAAAGGACTGAGTTAATGACTAAGAGCCTGTCAAAAACAGAATCTACTTCTATTCTAGGTGTGGCAGGGCAGAATGTCCATAATGGAACTATCCGCGCAGACGAGTTCCTACGGGAGCTTAAGGGTAGGGAAGCTGTAAAGAAGTTTCGCGAGATGCGTGACAATGATAGTACCATTGGTGCTGTTATGTATGCAGTTGAGCAGATGCTTCGTGATGTTGAGATTAATGTAAAACCTTCAGATGATAGTGACGCAGCTAATAAAGAGAAAGAGTTTGTTGAGAGTATCTTAGATGATATGGAGCATACTCTAGATGACCATATTGCAGAGGCACTTAGCTTTCTTTCGTATGGTTTTTCTTGGTTTGAGGTTGTGTATAAGCGTCGAGAAGGCTTGGGTCAGAACCCTAAGAAGAAGTCTAAGCACTCTGATGGACGCATGGGTGTCCGTAAGTTGGCTTGTCGTTCCCCTTGGACTATTGACAGGTTTGACGTAGAGCATAAAACTGGAGACATCTTAGGTATCTACCAGAGTACAGGTTACGGTACAGGTAATAATTATATCCCTAGCCGTAAGTCTGTTTACTACAGGACAACTACTATTAACGGTGATCCTTCAGGTAGGTCTATCCTACGGAACGCCTATACTAGTTATCAGTACCTTAACAATATGCAGTCTATTGAGGCTGTAGGTGTTGAGCGTGAGTTAGCTGGTATTCCTGTTGCCCGTGTACCTGCTGAGTACCTTTCCCCTGATGCTACTGAGGGTCAGATTGCCTTCCGTAATGAACTACAGTCTATCCTACGGGATGTCAAGTTCAACGATCAAGGTTATATTATCCTACCTAGTGATTCCTATCCAGATAAGGATGGTGCGCCTACAAGTGAGCGTCTGGTTGATGTAGAACTTATGTCTTCTAGTGGTACTCGTAATATTGATATAGACCCAATTATTCGTCGTTACCAGCATGACATTGCTCGTAGCGTACTGTCTGAGTTCTTAATGCTTGGTGGTGGTTCTAACGGTTCCTACGCCCTCTCTAAGAGTAAGACAGACTTATTCCTACGTGCCTTGGAGAGCTACATCACTCAGGTGGTAGATACGCTTAACAAGCAGCTTATTGAGCCTCTGTGGGAACTAAACAACCTTAACCCTGACCTTATGCCAAAGTTGGTTGCTGGTGACGTTGCTCCCCATGACCTTAAAGAGCTTGGATCATATCTTCGTAATCTCAATGGCGCTAGTATTAACTTGGCTGACCAACCTGAGATAGTTGATGCTCTCCTTCATAATGCTGAACTTCCTGAACTGGATCGTAAGAAGTATGATGAGTCACTTGAGATGGCTCGTCAAGCTGCTTTAGCTCCTGTTCAAGAGGAACCAGAGGAAGAAGAAGAGGAAGAAGATCAAGAAGACTCCGACGAAGATAAACCTAAAGATCAGGAGTGACTATATGTCATCTATTAACGTACTCAGGGCTAAATTCGGAGACAGCGCAAGACTGCTACTCCCTTTCGTAAAAGCCGCAGAAGACCTCGAAATTGCCATAGATGAACTAGCTTCAGGGGGTCTTGAGTTCACAGGGGGCTTCGAGGAGCGTACTACAGGTAGCTCAGGTGCTAATGACCTAGGTTCTAACGTGCAGTACACTGCTGCACAAGCTACCTCTAAAACTTGGAAACGCTTTGGTTTCTCTCGTACCCGTCAGATCGCTAATGATGTACAGTATTGGGGAGAAACGAACCCTACCTTCGATCAGACCAAAGGTTTGTTTGGTGGTCTTTAT